GGATTGAAAACAGACACCTGATTGCGGATCACCACGGCCTTGATAGACCGTGGTTCCCGCACAGCAGCGGTATGAAATCGATGCGGGTAATATGTGACCGTTTCAGCAAAGTGATTGCTGTTGAGAAACACAGCCCCCGCATCGGTTACGATCCGCTCAGCAAGACTCATCAGGATCGCTTGCCTTCGATTTTGATATAGTCGATGGTCACGCTGTCCGTATTTGTGTCAGCGGTCTTCTGGATCTGCACGTATGGCTGCAGGCCAGCGGTGTACCCGCTCATGTCAAATGTGGTCGACGCGGCAACGCGAACCCCGTCAACATAGAACTTGACATTTGACTTTCCGCCCGTGAAATCAATCACGAACTTCTTGTATGTGTCGGACAGTGACGCGCCAGTGGCAACGTCGTCCTTGTCAGTGGTGCCATCGTCTGATTCAACAACAAGAGTATTATTGCCGATGATGCGGAAGCTCGCGTGAGCTGTGATTGAGTCAATCGCATCATTGCGAGCAGACGCCAGACCAAATGCCAGTGACGTCGCGATGTCAAGCGTCGCAGTCGTCTTGACTCGCATTTCAATTCGCTGAATCAGGTCGATGTCCCAGTTGAGGACGTCGGACTGAAACAGGCACACGTTTTGCACTTCCGACTGCGAGTCAAAAGCCAGGGTGGCTTCGCCGTTGATTCCGCCCACCGTGTAGGTGGGTGTGCCGGCGGAGGATGTATCTGCGATATCCCATCGGTCTCCGTTTGTTGGCGACGCGGTGAGTGTCATCGGCCCGAGGAAGTCTTCCTCAAGCTTCACAAAATTTTGAATACCAGCCATGATTGATATCTTTCGTAAACGGGTCGTCGCATCTCGCTACCGTAGCAATCTGCATTCGTAAAGCCCGGCTAACCACTCAGCCAGCCGGGCGGGGGTCTTCAGTCACTCAGCTGATCAAGCTCCGTTGTGCTTGTACAGGCCGCGGTAGTCGATGGCTGCAACACCAAACGTCTGCCGAACCTTGTACTTGTAAACGTCCTTGTCAAAGTCCCATTCGTTTTCAAGAACGGGGCTTTGCTCACCTTCCAGGAAGGTGATTTCAACGGTATCGACCTGGCTGTTGCTGGCGGCCAGATACCAGGCTGTTGAGCTGTTAGCATCCAGCAGCGGCTCAACAACAACCTTCAGCGGACGGTCCGCATTTGGTCCATAGATGTTCTTCGTGTTGCTGTTACCAGCAGCCGAGCCACCGACAGACGGGTCAGCAATCGAGCCGATCAACTGCAGGGCAGTCGCACTGATTGCAGCCGGCACGATCAGGAAGGCAGGCTGAATGTTCAGAATCACGTCTGAACGCAGGCCCTTTTTCGTCATCATGCTGATATATGCAGTGTTCAGAGTGGTGACACTCGGAGCCCCTGCACCGGAGGCATAATTCGCGTGACCACCGGCAGTCGTCTGGGCAGTCGCGTTGAACAGCGTTCCGGTATCAGCCATTGCGGCGTTAGCGGTCAGGACGCCATACACGGCCTGATTCTGCAGACGTCGGCATGCTGCACCCTGCATTGCAGGAATACGGCTGATTGCGTCAAGGTCATCGTTCACGACGGTTTCCCAAGTGACGGTAAACATGTTGCCGTACTTGTTGACCTTGTAGACTTCCTTCGCGTCACTCATCGCGGCTTCTGGATACTCCTTGCCTTCCGGCACCATTTCAGGAGTGCCCATTTCGCTGAATCGAATGCGGTTCAGGTTTTTGAAGTCCGCAGTCGTTCCGGCGTCGCGAGCCCAGACGTTCCAGGTATAAGGAGCCTCCTCATAGCCTGCCAGCAGCGTCTTATTCGCTGCATCGAGCAGCAGATTCGAAAAGCTGCCGGTGGTGTGGTACGCATCACGCTGAACTCTGAAACGGTTTGCAGTTCCAGGGTGCCCCATCGCAACCAGTGCGATATCCTTCGGGGCCATTCGGCGAACATCGCAGCCGAGTCGCTCCGCGTACATTTCAGCCATGCGGGACAACTTCATGTTGCGGAAGTCTTCATGGCCTGCCGCTGGTCGCTCGATTGTCTGACGTGAGCCAGACGCACGCAGCGTTCGCATGACAAGCCCGTCGCGGGCAGCGGCGAAAAGTTTATCATCAGCAGACTCAGTAACAGCAACGCGATCAGTTGACTGACCGACTGGTTTCGTGGCCATGCGTTCCAGCACCTTTGCTCTTGCGGTGTTCAGGTCGCAACCTTCATCGCACAGCGAATCGGCAAAAGACCGTTCGATTTTGTGAGCCGCACACAGCGACTGGATTTCTTTTCGGCGTGTGGCGTCGATCTGCAATGCGCGAGCAACTGCAGCAGTGACGTCTTCTTTGGGTTTGTCTTCTGCAGTTGACATGTCTGCGTTCTCGACTTTCTTTTCTTCTGCGGCCGGCACTACTTCGCCAGCCATGCTTTCAACAGTCTCAGCCTCAGCCGACGCGGCTGGAGCCATCTTTCCAACAACCCACGACAGCACCTGATTTGGATCTGTCATGCCTTCTGGGAGCCCCATCGCTGCGAGCTGGCCCAACAGTGCCTCGTCCATTCTCTCTACCTTTCTTTCGAGGTCCGTATATGACCTGCGGACAGTGGAAAGCTCGTCTGCACCAGTGGCACAAATCGAAGCGTTATGCGGCTGCCATCGCGTGTGAATGATGGCCGGCCCGTCGATCGTCTGCCCGCGCGAGGTTGTGAACGACTTACCCTGCGGAACAAACAAGGATTCAAGCGGTAGTGCGGTGATTGAAAAGTCTGTAATGTGACCCTCATTCATCCGCTGACATATCAGTTGTGCTTCTGGATCGGAGGCAAACACGGGAGCCCCGTGAAGCTCGCCACCGACAACCTGAAGCTTCTGGATGCTGCCGAATATGTTTCTGACTGTTGAGTCGTCGTGACTGTCAACAATTGGGATCTGTTGTTGATTTGTGCGAAGTATGACGCCTTCCATCAGCAACACTTCACTGATGACGTAACCGCGTTCCTCGTCGTATCGCCTGACTGGTGTTTCAGTGGCAATGCAGACATCGGTAACGCCGGCTGAGTAACCGACAGATCGCAATACGACTGCCGGTGATTTCAGTGGTGGGAGCTTGCCTTTTTTACGGGCCATCTGTTACGGCCTCCGTCGCTGGAACTTCGTCAAGATTCGTGTCTACTGTGCCATCCATTGCGTCAGTTATCAGGGCACTGGCAGTGGCCTCAGTCAGGCCGAGCGTCTGAAGAAACACGCGGGCCTTTGTTTCGCTGGCAGTTCCGGCAATCAGTTCAGCCAGGATGTCTTCAATCGCTTTTCGGTTTCTACCCCACTGCAGGCGGCTCATGTCAGACATTTCGCCTGCTGGTTGCTGCGATGTGGTATCACCAGACGCTACTGCACCAGTTGCGGCCATCTGCTGAGCTTCGGCCTGAGCGCTTTCGATCTGCGCCATGTCAGCAGACACCAGCCCCAAAGTGCGTTTCAGCTTTTCCTCTTTGGCTCGCTGGTAAAACACGTTCCGCCAGTTCTTGCCGCGCTGGCCAAGCTCGTCCTGATACGTGCTCTGGAATGATGTCAGTGCCGAGTCAGATGCTGATTGCTCGCTCTGTGGGTCGACCCATTCCCACGCAGGCGTTTGCCATTCGACAGCGGTTGTCATGCGGCGATCTGCCAGGATATCGGTCATTGACGGAAAGCCTTGCACGCCCAGCGTCGCAGCCTGATCGTTGAAGCGGTCCCAGATCGGCTGGCAGCAGTGCTGCACCATGTATCGTTGCCATCGACGGAATCGGCGACGGTCTTCCAGCATACTTGTGCGGCTGCTGCTGTAACTGGTGCCGCTGTAGTTGCGGCTCACCACTTCGTAACTTAGGCCAGTCCCGACGCTGATCCCCCGCAGCATCAGGTTAATCCAGGGCTCTGACGCTGAATTTGGTCGACCGGGATTGATTGACTCGACTGACTCGCCAGGCTGCAGGCGAACCACCATTGCTGGCTCTAAGTATTCAAACTGGTTGCCGTTGGCGTCTTCTGACTCGCTGTCAGTGGACGGCATCAGCCCTGTGCCGGCTCGGCCAGT